GGGAGGGAGTGTGTGTTGTTCATAACTATATTATAATCGCGAACCCAAGATCTTTTAAATATTCCTACCGTTTCAAATGCGTTCGATGAAAATCGAAGTGTTACGTTGTGTGACAGTCGGCGCGCGTGCCAGACGTAGACGACAATCGGGCTCGACCGCATCGTCGGAGGTTGTAGTGTCAGTGGGATTTGATACGTATTGTTCCCGCAGTGTTGCAAAGTAAGAAGGACTACTATATAATAGAGGTAAGGAAGGGAGGAAAAGTGAGTGGAGAATATTTCACGCCCTCTGACGCAGAACTGAAGGCGATGATGACTGCGTCGAGAACGTTGGAGCCCCTCAGTCCGTCCGAGACCGAAGAGCAGATGGCTCGCCGGGTGTTCAGGCGAGCGCTTCCAGCGGCGGCGCAGACAATCTGCGACATTGCCGAGAACAGTCTGAATGATAGGACTCGGCTGCAAGCTGCGACTTACATTGTCGAACGTAACCTGGGCAAGGTTGGCGACGACATGGCACATGCCTCCGGTGACACACTTCGTGGTCTCGTAGAAGGCATCGAGCAGGACCTCAAGGACGGCAAGTTCAAGGACTGATACCAAGGCCGTGTGGTGATGGTGTCGAGGCAAGGGTGAGTGTTACGATGTCTGTCTACAGCCCGACAGGGTCTGGTGGAGTGGGAGGCCAGGGAGTGCCAGCGAAGATGCCAGCAAAGAAGAAGAAGGGCAAGCCGGGAATGCCCAAGTCGGCAACTCCTGCGGGGATGCCGGGGAAGCCTGGAGCGATGCCTGCGAAGGGTGGAACACCTGCCAAGGGTGCAGCTGCCAAGAAGATGCCGCCGGGAGCCAAGAAGCCGCCGTTCGGCAAGAAGCCGATGCCCAAGAAGAAGTAGTGCCTGACGGACACAAGTGCATCGAGTGGTGGGTCCGGTGCGGTTGTAGAACATGGTACTGCCGCGCATGTAAGCCGAGTGGACACGACTGCTGGTAGGAGGTGAGGCATGGCCGGTACGGAGCTCCAGCGCAAGAAGGCGTGGTTTGAACGCATTGGTTACACGCCTCACGAACCACAGTGGCTGTACCATGCGAGCACAGCACGCTTTCGGGTGCCGGTGTGCGGGCGACGGTTCGGCAAGAGCTCCATGAGTGGCAAGGACATTCAGTCTAAGCTGCTCCGACCCAAGAAGCGCTTCTGGATTGTGGGGCCGACCTACGACCTGGGGGAGAAGGAGTTCAGGGTAGTCTGGGACGACATGATTGTTGGCCTGGGCTTGGGCAAGGACAAGCGGGTCAAGAAGGCCTACAACAAGCGCGTCGGGGACATGTACATCGAGTTCCCGTGGCAAACGCGCCTGGAAGTGCGGTCTGCTGACCACCCTGAGCTCCTGGTTGGTGAAGCTCTCGACGGCGTGATCATGTCTGAGGCTGCCAAACAGAAGAAGGAAACGTGGGAAAGGTTCATTCGGCCATCTCTTGCTGACAAGCGGGGGTTCGCAGACTTTCCTACCACGCCTGAAGGGTTCAACTGGCTGCACGAGGTCTGGCAGTACGGAGCTAAGCCCGACTACCCGGACTTTGAGAGCTGGAAGTTTCCAAGTTGGGCCAACACGGCAGTGTACCCGGGTGGAATTGAGGACCCGGAAATCCTTTTGCTCAGGAAGACGACCACTCCAGAGTGGTTTGAGCAGGAGATCGGCGCCGACTTTTCCAGTTTTGTGGGCAAGATTTTCCCCGAGTGGGACGAATTCACTCACGTTCGAGCACACGAGTACAGGCCTGACTGGCCGAACTACATGTGCTTCGACTGGGGCTATACGAACCCGTTGGCGTGTGTCGAGTTCCAGGTAGGTCCAGATGACCGGATCTACATTTGGCGGGAACACTACAAGCCGTTCATGACACTCGAGCAACACGTCGAGTACCTCAAGAACAGAGACCAGCCTGAGGGCTACAAGATTGATCTGGCGTTCGGAGATGCTGCAGATCCCGAGGCAGCCGCCTACGTTAGCCAGCATTTGGTCGGCTGTATTGCCGATCCGATGGCCAAGGCTAAGGGAATGTGGGGCGTTGGCGTTCAGTTGATGCGTGGGTTTATGCGCTTGAGGCCACAATCGAAGCACCTGGTTGTGATCGATGAGTACGGAACCCCTGCGCCTGAGATGCCGGGCTACTACGTTGACCCCTCCTGTACCAACACGATCCGGGAGCACAACAACTACCGCTCGAAGGAACCGATCAAGGGTCAGAACGTTCCTGAGCTCGGTCAGAGGATCTCTGACCACACGATCGACGCAATTCGATATGGTCTAGTGCAGCTCTTTCACTTGGGTGTCAATCATCACCTCGCCGAGGTCATGGACACAGGACCTAAGGTGATCCAGGGCAAGGTGCTAGCGGGGGACCAGTTCGCGCTCACACAGGCCAGAGCCGCCGAGGATTCTGGCATGGGACAAGGGTTCTTCAACAAATCGAAGGAGTTCTGATGGATGTTGTTGTCATGATCTGCTACCTGGTGGCAGTCATCTTTTGGATCCTCAGCATGTTCAACAGCGTTCAGGCACAGGCGCCGCGGTTCAGCTTGATCTCGGCAGGCCTCGTTGCTTTCGGCTTGGCGTTCCTGATCCCCGCCATCGAAGGCCTCAACTAACCACACGGACGAGCAGAAGGAGTCCAAGTGACAGTCTTGGCGGATGCCCCCAGGGTCGCACTTGGTGACCTTCTGGGCACGCACGACGTTGTCGGTGTTGGTGAGGAAGAAGGTCGGGAGTATATCCTGGTCACTCCTCGCGTGACAGATCCTGTCGACCTCAGGGAGATCGGGTCAGCAATTCCGAGCCCTTTCACAGCTTGGGCTCGACAGGAGTACAACAACGAGCTCCTAGGCCTCAATGGCCTCCGCATGTACGACAAGATGCGAAGGAACGATGGTACTGTTCGAGGCACACTCCGACTGGTCAAGACGCCCGTGTTGGCGGCTAACTGGTTCGTCGAGCCCGCCTCGGACAAGCCTCTCGACAAGAAGAAGGCCGAGTACGTCTGGAAGAACCTCACGGAGTGGATGTGCATCGACTGGAGTCAGTTCCTGACAGAGTCGCTGCTCATGCTGGACTTCGGGTTCTACATGTTCGAGAAGGTGTTCGCTCACGGCGAAGATGTCACCGGCGATCCTACTGCCAAGGGCAAGATCGTCTGGAAGAAGTTCGCTCCGAGGCACCCGATGGACATCCAGGAGGTCTACTTCGAGAACAACGGTGAACCTGACCGCTTCTGCTTCTACTCCCAGGCGCTGATCAACCCCTCGATGTACGGTGGTGTCTGGACAGCGGGCGTTGCCACCCCAGTGGACACGGAGATCGCATACAAGAAGATGCTGGTGTTCTCCTTCGACAAGGAGGGCGGCAACGTTGAGGGCATCTCGGTCCTGCGTTCGGCGTACAAGCACTGGTACTACAAGGACAACCTGTACAAGATCGACGCCATTCAGAAGGAGCGTCACGGTATCGGTGTCCCGATCATCAAGCTTCCAGTGGGCTTCGACGTCAACGACAAGAACCTCGCGAACGAGCTCGGCCGCAACCTGAGGACGAACGAGCGTGCACATGTTGTTCTGCCCCCGATGTGGGACCTGGTATTTGCCAAGCTAGAAGGGCAGCCCGTCGACGCCCTCGCTTCGGCGAAGCACCACGACGACCAGATCCGTGCGAACGTGCTCGCGCCGTTCCTCGACTCCGCCTCCACCACCAAGGAGGAGGACCAGGCGATGTTCCTCAAGGCGACGAGGTTCATTGCCGACATCGTGATCGGCGAGATCAACAAGCGTGCGATCCCCGAACTCATCGACATGAACTGGGCCAAGTCACCTAACGGCTACCCCAAGCTCAAGGCACGTCGGATCGGCGAGCAGGCAGATTGGCGCACCGAGTCCTTCGCACTGAGGAACTACGTCGGCGCTGGCATCGTTCGGCCCGACGACACGCTCGAGGCACACATCCGCGACGAGATGGGCCTTCCACCCGTAGACGAGGAAACGATTCGTGAGGTTGCGACACCGCAAAACGGAACCAAGCCTGAGAAGCAGGACAAAGCTGCTGGCGTACCTGCTGGCAACTCTAGCGGCGGTAACGTACGCAAATCGGGAACGCCTTCGGCAACTCCTACAGCGCCTCAGCCGCCGCGCATCGGACCTCCGAGGCAGGGTCCGCCCAGCAGCAAGCCCCCCACAGGACAAGGTGGACAAGACAAGTCTGGAGGAAAGTGATGGCTGAGACCAAAGAGGAATGGCTGGCCCGTATGCGATCAGTGGGTGTGGTTTCTCGGCTATCGGGGGACCGCGTGACAGGTGGCAAGGACAAGGACGGCCAGACCTACAAGGCAACAACGGATGACAACGGAAACACCGTTGTCCTTCGCGACGACCGACAGGATGTCGTGATCGGTGCTCCGCGGATCGCGTTCACGGGAAAGACAACGGAGGACCGTTCATGAGCTCTTCTGAGAAGGCAGCACAGCTCTACGCGTTGGCTGCCCAGCATGAAGCTCTTGGCGTAGTAGAGGACGCTTACGAAGCAGCCACCACTGCGTACCAGGAGGACAAGTCGGAGGAGAACAAGGCAGCTTTCAAGGAGGCCGCTGAGAAGCTTCGGGCTAGCCGTCGGGAGATCCGTGAGGCCGACGTGATGGCTGTCGCCAACGAGCCAGGCTCGTCTACAGTCGGCGTGGCTCCGATTCAGGCCGGCAGCAAGTCTTCAGCGCCTGTACCAGCTGTGAAGGAGATCTGACATGGCTGTTTCTGGCTCCGGTCTGTTCTGTGCAACGATCCTCGACGTCTTTGACGCGACGGGGACTGTGATCAACCTGATCACGCCCAGCACGGCCCACAAGTGGGCGATGTTCACCAACACGATCACACCCAACTTCACCACGGACACTGCCTACGCGGTTGCGCCGTACAACGCCAACGAGGTTTCTGGGGCCGGCTACACTGCTGGTGGTACGGTAGTCGCTTCGCCAACGTTCACAGCATCTGCTGGAATCGTCACGTACGACCAGGCTGACACGTCGTGGGCTGCGTCGACGATCACCAACGCTCGTGCGGGTCTGCTGTACGCCGACGCATTGGCAGGCAACTTTGCGATCTGCCTGGTCGACTTCGCGGCCGACTACTCCACGGTGAACGGTACGTTCCTCATCACCTGGAACGCCCTGGGCGTCTTCACGATCGACCTCGTGCCGTAAGGCTTAGGGAACCCCGTCGTGGCCATCAGCACAACACTGTTGACCAGTGGTACGTCCACAGTCAACAGCGTTAGCACGTACACTACCGCGAGCATCTCGCCTTCGGCGAACTCTCTGCTCGTGGCTTCTTTGGTGTACGTGGTCACTGGCGGGGCCACCGATACCGTTGCAGGCTTCAGTCTCACCTGGACACAGCAGCAGACCAAGGTCATCTCCGCGTCCACACGCATTACTACGTGGACGGCGCAATGCGGTGCTACTCCTGGTTCTGGCACGCTTGTATTCACACACAGTGCTAATGGTGCGACACAGTCTGGTACTTGGGATGTCATTGAGATCCTGGGTCACGATTCATCGGGCACGGTTGTTCAGGCAGTTACTGCTGGGCCGGTTACAGACACTGCTCCAACGGTAAGCTTTGCAGCAGCTGGCGATGCTGCTAACAGGTTCTTTTGCTTCATTGGAACGAACAGCAACCCGACGTGTACACCTCGAACGAACTGGACTGAGCTCTCCGACCACGGTGAGAGTTCCCCCTCGGAGACCCAGGAAGTACAGTGGCGCTCCGATGCCACGGACACAGCAGCCTCTGGTACGCTTTCAGTGTCCTCCTCTTGGGGCATCAACGGCCTTGAGATTAAGGCACTGACGGCAACCAATGCGACTGTCACACCAGGACAGATAGCAGCTGTAGCGGCTACACCAGCTCCGGCGCTCTCGACAGGTTCGACGGTAGCACCCACGACCATTGCTGCCATCGCTACTGTACCGACGCCCACCAAGTCGACAGGCTCTACTGTCTCTGCTGCTAGGATTGCCAGCATTGCAGCCATGCAGGCCCCAACAGTGGTAGTGCAGACGGTTCCAGCTCCAAATAGGATTGCGTCAGTAGCCACTCTTCCCGCACCATCGCTGTCCACAGGTCAGGCTGTTGCTGCAGTACGAGTCGCAGCTATAACGGCGACTCCTGCACCGACTATGTCGACAGGCACAGCGACACTGCCAAGCGCTATCGCTACCATTACGGCTACACCTGCTCCAGCTATCTCGACAGGCGAGACTGTTACTGCGACTACAGTAGCTGCGATTGCTGCTGTGCCTGCACCCATCGTCGGATCTGTGACCATCGTACCACCGACCACCGTAAACGCAGTCGCTGCAGTGTCTGCGCCATCGTTGAGTACCGGTATGGAAGTGCTGCCAACTCAGGTTTCAACCTTGGCGGCCACTCCTGCTCCCAGTATATCAACAGGTGCTGGAGCATCACCTACACAGGTGGTTGCTGTTGCGACAGCACCAGCACCTAGTATATCAACAGGCAGTGTTGCAGCACCTACTACAGTTGCAGGAATTACAGCAACTCCAGCACCTGCGGTCAGTGTCGGAGTTAACTTTACAGCCTCACGTATAGCTGCCGCAGTCACAACACCTGCGCCTAGTATATCCACGGGCGCTGGAGCATCACCTGCGACTATTGCGGCCATCACAGCAATGCCTGCTCCAAGCTTCTCCACCGGTGAGGAAGTCACTCCCGGTACGATCTCCAGTGTCGCAAGCTTCCCAACACCGTCGGTCTCCGGAGGTAGCAGTACTACAGTTACTCCGTCGACGATAGCAGCAGTTGCAGCGCTCTCCGCTCCTGCTCTGTCGGTGGGTGTCACTGTAACGCCAGTAGCTCTCTCTGCAGTTACAGTAGCGCCAGCTCCGAGTTTGTCTACTGGTACTAGTCCTACTCCTGCGACAGTGGCAGCGATCACAGCAGCACCCGCACCAACGGTGAGTGTCGGGTCTACAGTAGCACCTGCACGCATCGCAGTGATCACGTCTCTCCCTGCACCATTGATAGGTGCTGGTTCCACAGTCTCACCTGCACGCATTGCTGCCGTAGCTGCTCTGTACGCACCAAGCCTGTCGATGGGCACCTCCAAGACGCCGACGGTCATCACCTCGTCAGCTACTCTACCAGCTCCCAGTATATCAACAGGCTCTACTGCATCACCGAATAGGGTGCAGGCTGCAGCTAGCTTCCCTGCTCCAGGCATATCGGTAGGCATCATCAAGGCAGCGAGTACCATTAGCGCCTCGGCAAGCTTCCCGTCGCCTGTGCTTAGCGCTGGTACGACGGTTACACCGAACAGGATTCAAGCTGTCGTGACCATTCCGACGGTGACGTTCTCTTCGTCGGCAACAGTAGCTCCGCCAACTATCAACGCTGCAGTAGCCTTCCCTGTGCCGGTGTTCCACACGAGTGTGTCCTTTACGCCGATGGTCATCATGACCACGGCACAGATTCCGTTCCCGATTGTTCTGGTGACGCCTCTAGGCTTGCCGACGGGTATTGGTCAGACGGGCACCACCGGGGAGAACTGGTCGGCAACCACACGCGCTGGGGGAAGCAGTACTACCTCGGCTATCAGTCGTCCCGTAGGGACAACAGCTACGTACGGGCCTACCAGTACAGGAGAGGCATGACCACTTACTACGTCAAGCAGGGTGACACTGCCCCTGTTGCTGCAGCTACGCTACTCGACCCCTCTGGGGCACCGGTGTCTCTGTCTGGCGCTGTCGTTCGGTTTCACATGAGTGACCAAGCCCGAGCAGTAGTAGTCGACGCAGTTGCTACCATCGATCCTGACCAAGTCGGCAACAAGGGCAAGGTCACTTATCAGTGGCTGGTTGCAGACACTGACACCGTGGGAGTGTACCTAGCGGAGTGGCAAGTCACATTCGCTGACACTTCTGTCCAGACGTTTCCCAACCTGGGTTATGACACAGTGCAGATCGATCCGCAGCTGGTGTAGCGCAAGAGACTCGCGAGAGACACCAAGATCCTCAAGGGCTTATCTGAGTACGTAAGCGAGCTTGTCATCTCGTGAGACTCCAAGAGACTAAAGTCTCTGATAAGTCTCGAGCTCTGAGCTCAGCTCATCACAAATCACAAGGAGAACCAATGCAGAAGCCTAGCCTGGGACGTTTCGTCATCGTTCCGATGGACCCGACATTCAACAACGGCTGCGACGAGGCTCCAGCAGTGATCTGTCGCGTCTTCGACGATGCACTGGTCAACGTGCGCATCCTCGGCGACAGCAAGGAAGTGAAGTGGCGCACGAGCTGCAAGCTGACCGACGAGAAGCCCGCCGAGTTCTACGGCAAGGAGGACTGCGTGGCCTGGTGGCCTCCTCGTGTCTGAACCACGTGTCGAACATGGTGACGACGATCACCCAGTCTGGATCCACATATGTGCAGACGATCCAGACTGGGGTGAGCTGAAGGTCAGACTTCCGAAAGGACGCGACGGTTGGAACTGGGGTCCAGACGGAGCTCTCACACCGTCCATCCTTTGTCGCAACTGCAACGTTCACGGCTTCTGGACGGCTACAGGTTGGACTCCAGTCTAGCCGTCAAGGCCGTGTGGTTCTTAGACTGTCATCCATCGATAGTGATCCAAAGTGATCCTGCCGCGTTGCGGATCGAGTTGGACTACTATATAATAGAGATAGGGTTAGGAGGTAAAATGGCGCGCAACTTCGGCTACTGGGTCGACCTAGCAGGTATCCAGTTCGATGATGTCGCTGGTGGCTCCTGGATCCAAGCGTTTCCAGAGGGCACATACCAGCATCCAGTCTACGGCGAGATGGTCTTCAACGAGACCAAGCTGACTGCGTTCGCGGACAGTGTCGCTCGAGGCGTTCGTGGTACCGAGATCGACATCGACTACGAGCACAAGGCGTACTCCGGCGAAGCTGCTGGATGGGTCAAGGGTGCGAGGCACGTCCCTGGACAGGGTTTGCAGATCCAGGTTGAGTGGACCCCCAAGGCCCGCGCAGCGATCGCCAACAAGGAGTACAAGTACTTCTCTCCGGAGTTCACGGAGGAGTGGGTACACCCCAAGACGCAGAAGGTTCACACGGATGTGCTGCTCGGTGGAGGGCTCACCAACAGACCGTTCCTGAAGGACATCCTGCCAGTCAACCTGTCGGACCTCTTCACGGAGCCGACAAACCCGAAATCAGAACCAGGAGGTCTGATGGACCCGAAGGCACTCCGCCTGGCTCTGGGTCTCGCTGAGGACGCGACTGAAGAGCAGGTGAATGCAAAGCTCGCTGAGCTGCGCGGGATCCAGGCTCTCCTGTCGGTTCAGCCACCCACAGTCATTCCGCCAACAGTGGTTCCGCCCGTCGTGGAGCCGCCCAAGCTGACCGACCCACCGAAGTCGATCGAGCAGCTGCTCTCCGAGCTGGGACAGGTGGGCAACAACCCCGCCGTCACGATGCTCGGCGACATCATCAAGGCGCAGAACGCGAAGCTTCAGGTCCTCGAGGACCAGAACCGCGAGCAAGTCATCGACCGGATGCTCAACGACCTCGACTCCGGCAAGAAGTTCGCTGTGCCGCCGGCAGTCAAGGAGCAGCTCCGCGAGGTCATGCAGAAGTCGCCGAAGGAACTGGGCGACCAGGTCTACGACCTGTACAAGCAGCAGCTCAACCTCGGTCTGATCGACCTGACTGAGCACGGCTGGCAGCGCAAGGGTGAGAACCTCAGCCCCGAGCAGGCTCTCAACGTCGAGGTCACGAAGCTCATGGAAGCGGACAAGAACCTCACCTACTCGGACGCGTACCGGCACATCGCCACCTCGCGCCCCGAGCTCGCGCAGGCCGTCCGGCAGGCCTCTTACATCAAGGACGGTGTCTGATGCCAGGAGCAAACTACGGCCTGTCCAAGGGCTTCCTGGCCACCGGCTCGAACGCCTACGCCATCGGCGAGGCGATCATCCTCGTCGCTTCCGCGTCGGTAGTCAACCCGGCGCAGTGCCTGCGGGCCAGCTCTGCTACGGGCCTGGCGCTCGGCGTGTGCGAGGAGGCTCTCGACGCTGCGAAGGTCACCACGGGCAAGGCGATCGTGGCGGTCAAGCTGACGGGCATCGCGAAGTGCATCGCAGGTGGTGTTGTCGCTCCTGGTGACAACGTGACCTCGGATGCCAATGGCAAGTTCGTCGCGACCACCACGCCCAACGACAAGGTCTGGGGTATCGCACTCAACGCTGCGAACACGGCCGCCAACGACATCTTCGACGTGATGCTCACCCCGGGCACACGTTACAGCAACGCGTAACTGAAGGAAGGGAGGGTAGCTACCCATGGCAGTGTACGCACCATCAGGCTCCGGCAACATCCACTACGATGTCCCGCTGACCAACATCTCGGTCAGCTGGATGAACGAAGGGCTCGTCGGAGACATTCTCTTTCCGTCGGTTCCCGTTCAGAAGCAGGCCAACAAGTACTACGTCTTCAACGGCCGCGAGGGCTGGTACCCGTCGTTCGACGACGCCCGCGCTCCTGGCACGGAAGCCAACGAGGTTCTCGGCCTCACCGTCTCGCTCGACACGTACTACGCTCAGGAGCACGCGCTCCAGATCGCAGTCACAGACGAGGAGCGTGAGAACGCAGACTCCATCTTCTCGCCCGATGCCGACGGTGCGGAGCTGCTGGCTTCCCGCATCGCCCTCGGTCGTGAGTACCGGGTCTACACGATGGCGACCACAGCGTCGTCCTACAACACCGCGCTGCAGGCAGTGCCAGGTACTACCGTGGGCTACGGTCCGCAGTGGGACCAGTACAGCAACGCGACACCGATCCGGGACATCCGTACGGCGCAGCGGCAGATCCACAAGCTCGCCTTCCTCGAGTCGAACGTCGCGGTCATTCCGTACCGCGTCATGTCTGCCCTGGAGGACAGCCAGGACCTGATCAACCGCATCCAGTACGTCGAGCGTGCGGTTCTGACGCCCGACCTGGTCGCCAGTCTCATGGGTCTGAACAAGGTCGTCGTGCCTGGCTTCGGCTACGCTACGAACAACCCCGGTCAGACTCTGGCGATCTCGTACCTCTGGAACAACGAGGTCGTGCTCGCCTACAACCCGCCGAAGCCTGGTCTCAAGGTTCCGGCGTACGGCTACGAGTTCGTGTGGGGCTTCGGCGGTGGCGGACCTTCGCAGGTCGTCGACCGCTGGCGTGAAGAGAAGCGGGCATCGGACGTCATCCGTACCCGTCGCCGCTACGACCTCAAGTTCATCGGGCTCGACGCGAGCTCCAAGAACATCTGCGGGTTCCTGTTCACGTCCGTGCTCTCCAGCGGCTTCATCGGATAAGAGAGGGGTGTAAACGATGGCAAAGGAATATGTCGCGTACACGGCTCTCGGATCCTGCGCACCGGGTGACGTTGTCGACCCGGCGAACTGGGACGCCGAGCAGTGGCGGTACATGGTCGAGCACGAGGTCGTGGTGCCGAAGAACTCGCCCAACGATCCCACTGTCCTGGCTCAGGCCACGGGCGGTGCCGGTCACGAGGCAGCACTGCTGAACCCTGACGCTCCGGTGAGCCCCGAGGTCCAGGAGGCCCTCGATGCACACGCGGCAGCGACCGAGGGCAAGAAGGAAGCATCCAAGGCTGAGGAGAAGCCCGTCGAGCTCAAGCCGACGGAGCCTGCACCTCTGAAGCCGGCACCCAAGCCTCTGCCGAAGCCGTAAGGAGGCGACATGGGACTCAAGAGCGATACCTTCGCCCTCAAGGCGTCGGGCCTCGTTGCTGCTGGTGCCGGCAACGCTTCACCTGTCATCGACGTCAGCAGCTACGAGGCTGGTGCCGTCTTCCTGAACATCTCGGCGAAGACGGGTACGTTCACCAGCTGGGTCTTCGGACTCCAGGTGAGCATGGACGGTGGCACAACCTGGTCGGGCGTTGGTACAGGCCTCGCGCCTCAGGCTATGCCTGCCTCGTTCGGCAACGTCGGCCCTGCTGTCGACATCACGACAGGTGCATACTGGTTCCCGGTGAACAACTTCGCTGGTCCGCTCACGCGGCTGGCCTGGTTCACCGCCGGGGGTACCAACGTGACGTTCGCGGCAACACTGTCCGTGAGGCGGTGACCCATGGGCCTCAAGAGTGACGTCTTCACCATCAAGAGTTCGGCGTTGGTCACTGCTGGAGGCAGCAGCGCCGCCTTCGACGTCAGCGGCTACGAAGCAGGTGCGGTGATGCTCAGCATCACCGCCAAGACTGGAACGTTCACCAACTACCAGTTCTTCCTGCAGACGAGTCCTGACAACTCAACCTGGTACGGATCTGCTGCAGTCGCTGGGCAGGTCGTCGGCCTCGTGCAGGGTGCTGCAGCCGACATCACAGCACCGAGTGCTTACTGGCTCGCTGTGAACAACGCTGTCGGTCCGTGGGCACGGCTCACATGGACGCTCGCTGGTGGCACCAACGTTACATTTGCTGCCTGGGGAGCCTTCCGCAGGTAGTAAGATCTTCAGAGGGAGGGGATCAGCATGGCTGCACGAATCTCGCTAGCCGAGGCGCAAACGTGGCTCGAGCAAACCAAGCTGACCCTCTCCACTCTGGATGCTGCGATGGAGGCACAGATCTCCGCGCAGATTCTTTCGCGTCTGGCTGCCGCATATCCTACCGACGTACTGACGTGGACTACTGAGACCAACACACCACCTCTGGTGCGTAGCATCATTTCCATGTTCTATGCCGGCTGGTCTTACGACAGACAGTACAGCGAGAACCCCGAGGACAACAGCTACGCTGACAGGCTTCGCGCTTGGGCTGAGCAGCTCCTCACAGGCATCCTCGAGGGGACGATCGACATCCCCGAGGTGCCAGGTCTGCCCACCATCGGTGAGCCTGCCTTCTTTCCAACGGATGCTAGCTCGGCTAACGAGCCGACGGATGATAACCCCTCAGATGGTGGTCCGAAGTTCCTCATGGGGAAGGTGTTTTGAATGGCGCCTCCTGTTCGAGGACTACGCATTGACATCGACATGGACTTCACCTTTCGGCCCAGCCTTGGCATCTCGGCACGTCGCCTTGACACCCTCGGACTGAGCATCAGGTCGATGCGAGAACCGCTGAAGCGCTCCATCCAGCAGGTACTCGCTCCCAGCTTTAGGAAGAACTTTGACGTCGGAGGCCGTCCAGATGCATGGGCGCCTCTGGCTGAGTTCACCATCGAGCAGCGTGGGAACGCGGGACCCATCCTAGAGCGTTCGAGGCTCCTGAAGAGGACGATCCAGCAGCTCAACATTTGGCACATCGACACTCAGAAGGCTGCACTGCTCGACCTGCCACCGAAGATCTGGTACGGCAAGCTGCAACAGGCTGGACGCGACGACCAGAATCTTCCGGCACGACCGTTCGTCATGATCCAGGACGAGGACTACGACAAGATCGAACGTGTGTTCCAGATCTGGTTGGCTGAGCGCATCGCAATGTCTCGAGCCTTCACTGTTGGGAGGCAACGCTAGTGCCGCTCACAGATCAGGTTGACGTGTTTACCAACGCCGTGTGGTCTTTGCTAGAGGCTAACAAGAGCGTCCTGGGACTTCACGATGTCTGGATGGGCGACCAGGACAGACTTCCGCGCACACCCTGCGTCTCAGTAGAGCCTGGGATGAAGCAGCGAGAGCTGAACGGTATCCCGCGTCGTTACCAAGTGCAGCTCGAAGCGTACGTCATGGTCTACATGGACAGGATCCAGGACACGCAGAACAACGAGCGACAGGTCCTAGTGATCTCTGAGGCAGTCGAAGCCGTGTTGCACTCTGACTCCACGGTGGGTGGGATTGTGATCGACAGTGCTGTCGTAGAAACAAATCCAGGATATGTCAATCGTGGCGGAACTCTGATGAGTGCCACACGGTTGACGTTCCGTGCGATGAGTCAGAAGATGCTTCCCTACCCGCCGTGATAAAGAGGAGGAGGTACAGTGCCTTATACGATTGAAATCCACCAGGACAACCTGGCTCCGGATGCGAAGATTCACATCGACGCTCTGGGTGAACTGGAGAACGGCAAGAAGTACACCGTGGACGATGAGACTGCGGCACGCTTCAAAGTCATGCAGGGCGTGCCTCTCTCCGAGGCCAACTTCCCTGTAGGCATTACGGTCACAGAGAGCGGAGGTGACGACGAATGACTTATGGCATCGGCGCCGGTGGCATGATGGGCATTGCCCACGAAGTCACCCCCAACACCTACGTGGCTCCAACGAAGTTCTTCCCGTTCGAGTCTGAGTCGTTGAAGTACACACAGGAGACGATCTGGCGGCGGCCGATCAGGCAGAGCGCAGATGTCATCGGTGCAGTGGACGGCAACGTTCGCACCGAGGGCGACATCTCGATGGAGGCCTTCGAGGACGTTGTTCCGTACTTCCTGTACTGTGCGCGGGTGTCCATCGTTAAGTCTGCTGGACCTACGGACTACACCTACACGTGCACGCCCACAGCAGTTGCGACTCCTGTACGTACAATGTCGATCACGATTGTCCGCAACGGCATCGTGTTCGGCTACACCGGAGTGGTCGTCAGTTCGTTCACGTTCACCGTCGACAACGGTCTGCTCAAGTTCAACTGCACGCTGATCGGCAGCGATGAGACCGTCCAGTCGCTTCCCGTTCCGACGTGGAGCACAACCACGCCGTACGGTGCAGGCAAGTACGACATCCAGATTCCTACGTCGACGACAGTCTTCGATGCTGACGGCTTCGAGTTCCAGGTCGACGACAACGGTGAGGCTCAGTACCGTCTGAAGAACACGGGTCGCGGAGCACAGTTCATCGCCTTCGGCGAGCGCTCGGTCACTCTGTCCACGGAGCGCGACTTCCAGACGCGAACTGAGTACGATGCCTACAAGGCATTGACTGCTCAGTCGATCACGATCGTCGCCTCCAAGAGCGCCACCAACCGCTTCACGATCACCATGCCGGTAGCCATCAAGGACGAGTTCACCGTCAACCTTGGTGGTCAGGGTGACCTGATCCGAGCATCGATGTCCTACCAAGCAGTCATCGACGCGGGTGGTAACTCGTACACCCTCGTCGTCGCCACTCAGGAATCCATCACCTGAGTTCTCATTCACCGGCTAAGATCTAGAGGGGATCCAATGCCTCAGGCAACAGTTAACTTCCAGGCAACCGAACGATTCGATCTCAAGTCGTGCCCGGAAGGCTTCGTCGAGCTCCGGCGCATGTCGTACGGAGAGAAGCTGTCTCGGCAGCAGATGGCCATGGAGATGGCCATGCGTGAGGGTGGCAAGGGTCAGGCTGACGACATGGTGCTCAAGATGACGCAACTCAAGGTCGTCGAGTTCGAGTTCGCCAACTGCATCGTCGACCACAATCTCACGGACGAGGCCGATCAGAGGCTGGACTTCAAGAAGCCCAAGTCGGTCCACAGTCTCCACCCGCAGATCGGGGACGAGATCAACGAGCTCATCGACAAGATGAACACGTTCGAGGAGTCTGAAGAGGCAAAAAACTAATCGTAGGGATTCGGGGAAGCATTCTGTTCGACCAATACAAGATTCAGGATCCAGTGGTCGAACAGCAAGTCAGACATGTGATCCATATGTCTGGCATCTGCAAGCAGATTAAGTGCCTCCCCGGTCCCGGCGGTTTGATGGAGCAGGACAGCTTGCTCATCTGGCTCATGACCACCGTGCTTGAAGCATGGCAGATGCGTGAGGAACGAGAAGCCAAGCAGTCCGAGCGAGAAGCCAAGCAGGGACGGTGAATTGAATGGCACTCGGAGCACGTGAGCTTCTGCTGATCCTTCGAGCAAGAGACGAGGCTTCGCGTTCCGTCCATGCTCTGGGTCGCTCCCTGGGGAGGCTGAATCGCGACCAGCGACGTGCTATGGACCAGCAGATGGAGAGGGGTCGAGCTCTTACGTCTGCTGGTGTCGGTATCATGGCTGTTGGTGCTGCAGGCATCAAGGTCATGGCCGACTGGACCAAAGAGGCCATAGAGTACAACCGTGCTTCAGCTCTGACGCTGACCCAGGTTGATAAGCAGAAGATCAGCTTGGAGCAGATCAAGAAGGTCGGTCGTGACGTTGCCTCCGAGATTGGCGCACCCTTTGAAGAGATGCAGAAGTCGTTGTACGACATCTTCTCCTCGATGGACGTCAGCCTCGAAGGTTCGAAGCACCTGCTGAAGGAGTTCTCCAAGGCTGCGGTCGCTGGTCAGGTTGACCTTCAGGAAGCCGCTCGTGGCACGATCGGTATCCTGAACGCGTACAAGCTTGGTGCAGAAGGCGTCAACAGGGTCAACGACGTCATGTTCCAGCTCGTCCGCAAGGGCGTTGGTACCTACGGAGAGTTCGCCAGGACTATTGGTCGCTCCATTCCTTCCGCAGTACGTGCCGGTCAGGAGGTCGAGAACCTAGCTGGCATGCTGGCGTTCCTGACTCGTAACGGTATCAGTGCTGCCATGGCTTCTGCTTCTGCAGGACGTGCACTCGATGCGATCTCGAACCCAAAGACGATTGCACACTTCGAAGTGCTCGGCGCCTACATGGAACAGACGGCTACGCCTGAGCAGATCGCTCGCATGAAGGCTATGGGCGTCGACATGAAGGCACTCAGTGTCAGCATCGTGGACGCCAATGGCAAGTTCCGTCCGATGAACGAAATCATGACGGACCTAGGAAAGTCGTTCAAACAGGCTGGGTTCAATAGCAAGCAGATGGCCGAAGTCCTGTATGAACTCTTCAAGGGCTCCGGCGGTACGATTCAAGCTAGACGCTTCTTTGACGTTGCAGTTAGAAACTTCGATCAGCTCAACAGTTTGACCAACTCGATGACGCACAGCACCGGGGCACTCGGTGATGCGTATAAGATCATGGCCAAAGAACCTGCTACGGCCATTCAGCTTTTGAAGAACAACTGGGCGATCCTCAAGACTGAGATGGGCGATGAGCTTCTGCCCGTCGTCCTTAAACTGGTCAAGATGTTCACGAAACTTGCCCAGTGGCTTCACAACCTCAGCCCTGCCGCTAAGAAGACGATCGCTTGGGTCTTTGCGATCACAGCTGTGCTGCTCACTCTGATCGGTATCATTGTGACCGTCTCGGGCGTCATCATGATCATAGGTGCTGCTGCTGCTGCAGTTGGTGTGAGCATGCTGGCACTCGTCGGTATCTTCCTCGGAGTGGTTGCAGCCATTGTTGCCATCGGCGTGGCTGCCTACTTCATCATCAAGTACTGGAAGCCGATCTCAGGGTTCTTCAAGGACCTCTGGGGCACCATTGTTAAGTATACCGTGGCAGCCTGGAACGCGATCTGGCCGCCTATCAAGACGACCCTCAAGGTCATCTGGACGATCATCAAGGTAGGCTTCCAGGCCTTCGTCATCTTGATCAAGATCTACCTGGCTCTAGCTCTTGCGCCTATCATCGCGATGTGGCTGATCGTCAAGGGTGTCTTTTCACTGTTCTGGAAGTGGTGCGGGCCGTACATCAAGAAGCAGTTCAACGACTTCGTCCTGAAGGTCAGGATCTTCATTGCAGTGATGAAGGTCATTTTCACTGCTCTCTGGAACGGCATCAAGTACATCTTCCAGGTGTTCTGGAAGTGGTGTGGACCGTACATCAAGGCCGCACTGCTGGTCATCAGAATCCTGTGGTCCGTTGCTTGGACGGCCATCAAGGACAAAGCGTCGTCGATCTGGAACTCGATCAAGACGGGCTTCACTAACTTCTGGAACGCGCTCAAGACAGGTTTCAGTAACAGCGTAAAATCCATCGTCGCGATCTGGAACTCGATCCGAAAGCCGATGGCTACTCCGGTCAACTTCATCATCGACGTTGTCTGGAACAACGGCATCGCCAAGGTCTGGAACATCGCGGCGAAGATCGTTGGCCTCGGTGACAAGTTCAAGGCACCACACGTCGATGGCATCAAGGCTGCTACTGGTGGTCTGATCCGCGGTCCTGGTGGTCCTAGAGGCGACAAGATCCCGGCTCTGCTGTCGGACAAAGAGTTCGTGGTCAATGCTAGGTCGGCCCAGAAGCATGCTGGACTGTTGTGGGCGATCAACAACGGTTCGTTCCGCGGGGCTCCCGGGTTCAAGAAGGGTGGTGGCATCGGCGACTGGTTCGGCGATGCCTGGGGCGGCGTCAAGAGTGCCATGGGTGGCATCAAGGATGCAGCTACCTTCATGGCGGACGCTCTCACAGACCCGAAGAAGATCATCAAGAAGATCATGGCAGCGCCTCTGGCACTGCTGAAGAAGATCACCGGTACACAGTGGGGCCAGCTCGTCGCAGCAGTGCCGAAGAAGATGGTCAGCATGCTGATGGATGGCTTCGCTTCACTGACCAAGAAGTTCTTCCCAGGTGGTAAGGGTGGAGCAGGAGTTGTTGGTGCAGCTCGGGGGATGATCGGGTACCCCTACTCTTGGGGTGGTGGTGGCCCAGGAGGTCCCTCCTACGGTATCGGTCGTGGCGCTAACACCTTCGGGTTCGACTGCTCTGGTCTGACCGAGTATGCGTGGTGGAAGGGTGCCAAGAAGCACATCGGTGGTGTTACTTACGAGCAGCACCCACGGTCTCGTGCAATCGGTGTACCGCGTCCAGGCGCTCTAGGCTTCCCGCACATGGGCCACGTTGTCCTTGCCTCGGACAAGCCGGGGTGGATCATCGAAGCTCAGCAGACCGGAACCTTCGTCCATGAGAGGCAGCGGTCAGGGATCTCCGACTGGCGTTGGCCAATGGCTAGTGGTGGCATGGCGACCTTGAAGGCTGCCGCAGCATTCATGAATGGCAGCAGAGCCGTAGGACCCAACGGCGTCTTGAACTCCGGCGACCCAAGTACACTGTTCCCAGGATGGAAGCGTAAGGGTGAGGTGTACGACGATGGCGGATACCTTTCGCCGGGTCTGCATGCCTTCGTTAGAAACAACACTGGTCAGAAAGAACGTATTCTCAACCCTGCACAGACTGAGCAGTGGGACAGAGGTCGTGCTGGTGTGTTGGTGAACGTGTACACGCAAGAGATCGATCCACGCCGTCACGCATCAGAGCTCGGCTGGGAAATCAGTCGGCGAGCCGACACTTAGGAAGGAGTCTGATGGCTGTCCCTGTACTCAACGACTACGAGTACCAGTTCGGTGATGTTGGAACTGTGCTCAATCCTACTGCTGCAGGCGTCGCCGCTACCCTTCCCTTTGTCGACATCACCACTGTCGAGGGGCTGGACACGCCCGAGTATCGTATCTCGGAGCATGACCATGAAGGCGTCGACGGTGGCTACACCGATGCAGAGTTCCTGAGGGCCAGGGTTCTCACGATGAGCGGAACGATCTTCGCAGACGGTAACGATCCTGAAACGATCCTGGACAGTCTGAAGTACGACTTCAGGCCCTCTACGGTTGAGGTCCCGTTCTACTTCAAACATCCAGGCAAGCCAGTGCGTGTGGTGTTCGCCAAGCCGTTGGGTGTTCGATACAATGTTGAACAACTGAGGCGCATCGGACAGACTCCGGTACAGTTCCTGATGACGTGTCCGACACCTTACATCTACGACGCAGGCATCAACATCTACTCTGGTTCGGTCATTGCATCGAATACAGGCTTTGGATTCGACCTGGCGTTCAACTTGAGCTTCGGCGGCTCAGTCGTTAACCCTGGTGTGACGGTCAGCAACTTTGGCAACCACCGAGCCTACCCGCTCATCACGATCCGCGGACCTGTTACTACGCCGACGCTGACGGAGAGTAACACGGGTCGTACGATCTCGTTCAACACCAGCTTGCTCACGGGCGACATCGTCTACATCGACACGAGGAAGCACACGGCTGTTCTCAACGGTGTCGGTAGCATTCGCGGCCTGCTATTGGCTGGGTCGAGATGGTTCTACGTCGATCCTGGACAGCCGAGCACAATCACGTTCACGGGCGACTTGGATTTGACGGGCACTGCGACAGGTACGGGTACGTCAGCTACGACGGACTACTTGCACACGACAGATGCTGACGCTGCTGACATCAACGTGGGCGACACCTGCTGGTTGCAGAACTCTCTCAGTGCCAACAAGGAGCCGTACACGGTCACTGTGACGAGTAAGGTGTCTGCTGCAGGTAACACTGACATCTTCTTCTCACCGTCGGCGACAGCTGTGACAGTGTCAGGAGATAAGTTGGTAGCAGGCATTCCTACATACGACGTCAACGTGTACAACACCTGGTATTAAGGAGGCAAGTCATGACAGCAATCAACCCACCGTACGCGTTGCAGAGTCGTACAGATCACTCGGCTACAGGTATGCGTGCAGCCTTCGGCTCGATGATCGGTGGAGCGACACTTGGAGCTACGTCTCCACGTAGTGGTGTCAACCCGATGTATGGCAACCGTCTGCAGGTCACAGGCTCTGGCTCGATCATGCAGGCATCTGTCAACACGGGCATGTGCTGGGTGTCTACAGGATCAGCATGGTCGGGCGCCTATCACTGTGTGAACGATGCATCGGTGAACATCACGATCGCAGCGGCTCACGCAACACAGTATCGTCGCGACCTCATCATTGCGCAGGTGGAAGACACGTCGTTCGGCGACGGTGTGAGTGCTTGGAAGTTGGCAGTCGTTCAAGGTACGAACAGCGCGGGTGCGCCAGCTCCGTTGCCGACAGTGCCTTCGCGGTCACTGATCCTGGGAACGATTCGTGTTGACCCGGCGATCACGAACCTGTCGGGCAAGGTCGATGACAGTCGAACCTACTTCGGTGGACTCGGAGCGGTGCCGTGTACCAACACAACGAACCCCAGCTCGCCGCATGCTGGCCTGATCATCTACGAGTACGACACCCAGACGCTCAAGTACTACGACGGTTCTGCGTACCAGTACCTCTCGTCCGGTGCTTCCTGGAAGGCTTACACACCATCTTGGACAGCGGCGTCGGTCAACCCAAGCCTCGGCAACGGATCGATCACGGGCAGGTATGTACAGCTGGGCAAGCAGGTCCTCGTTCGAGCGAACATCACGTCGGGTACGACAACGACGTACGGCTCGGGGCAGTACCGGATCAGCTTGCCGGTCAACTCCAACACCAGCTACGGGGAGCAGTACATCCCGTGCCGTGTGTACAACACCAGTCTCGTGTACGTTGGCCAAGCCAACATCGGTAACGGCACGTATGGCTTCCTCCAGGTGCACAACGGTGGTGCGATTCTGAACGTCACTAACACATCTCCGTCCACGTGGTCGGGTGCAGGTAACCTGTTCTCCTTTGAAGGGTCATACGAGGCAGCATAATGGCAGTCTACTCATACTTGTTCTGTGACCTCAAGACAGGCATCATCTTGGGGGACATGCCCCTGCATGGTGTCTCGTTCGACAGGCTGCTGAACAAGCCTGGGAACTTGAATGCCAGTTGTAACCTCGACAATGGTTGGACCGAGAACGAGGACATCCTCCAGTACACCACACCGGCAAAGACGGCGCTCTACGTCTACCGAGAGGACCAGATCGTCTGGGGCGGAATTATCTGGTCGAGGGTATACCAGTCGCAAGCCAAGTCGATCCAAATTTCAGCACAGACGTTTGAGTCCTACGCCTACCGGCGAATCTGTCGTCCGGCTGCTCAGGGTATTACGTACCTGGACATGACTCAGTCTCACATGGTGGACTACTTCTGGACGCTGATGCAGTCAGCAACTAACGGTTCGATCGGAGTGTTGGGGGCAGTGCAGCCGTTCCCGTCAGGGGACATCACTCGGACGCGGACAATCAATCCCTGGGACCTGAATACCTACGGGGAGCTGATCGACGGCATTACAAACCTCGATGACGGCTGCGACTACGCCATTGAGTACTACGAGGAGAACGGTCTACCTCGAAGCATTGTAACGGTTGGCTATCCCAGGCTCGGCCAGGACATTAGTGCCAGCGGTGTCATCCTTGACTACCCCGGATGCATTAGCAATTACTACCGGACAGAGAACGCGACTGGTTGGACTAACCATCACTACGCAACAGGTGAGGGTGAAGGAGTCGGGCTCCGTATCGGTGAAGCGACGGATCTTGATTCGCAGATCTCCTACCCACTACTTGAGGACACCAACAACTACGCAGGCGTCACAGTCCAGCTGACGATCGACAACCACGCAGCGAGTGACATGGCCAACATGGCTATCGGCAGCAACCGTTTCACTCTGCAATTGATCGCCACCGAGGAACCTGTCTTTGGCTCGTACAGCTTGGGTGACGATGCACGTGTCACGGTTGAAGATCCTCGGAATCCTGACGGTGTAGAGTTCTTGACACGCGTGGTGGGCTGGAGTGTAACACCTTCCAGTTCTGAATCCATTGAAGAGGTTTCCTTGGTCCTAGAGGGGGATGAAGGTGCCAGCTAACTCAGGAAATAACAACAAGTACCAAAAGCCTGATGACGGTACCCTAGTCATCAATCAGCTGCAGTCTCGAGTAGCTGACCTAGAACGCCGAGCGCGTTCTGCCCCGTGGTACAGTGTGCTGTCAGCCGTCGATGCGACAGAGCGCGATGAGCTGATCGGCACACCAGCAGAGGGTATGCTGGCTGTCCTAACGAGTCTCAACCAATTGCAGGCCTACACAGGTACGACCTGGCAGGGTCTCGTCGACTACTTGGTGATCACGCCAGTCTTCTTCTTGACTCGGACGACAGCAACGTCTTGTACAAGTGGCGCTGACACGACGATCAGCTGGGAGGACTCGATCGTTGAGCAGCCGAACACTTGGTGGTCTAGCGGCACAACGGTAACTGTGCCATACACAGGCTTCTACATGTTCGCTAGCTACAGTATCACGGCATCAGGTTCTGCTACGGGCAAGAGGCAGAACACCATTCGAGACTCAGGCAACAACATCTTGGGTGCAGCTACGATGACCCCGAACAACACTTCAGACGGTCACCCGCAGACAGCGTTCGCGATGGCTCAATTGGATGCAAGCGACACAGTGGACGTGAAGATCTTCCAGAACGGCGGCATCGCACTTAACGCCACAGGCTCTTGGTTTGGCGGAGTCTGTATCAGGCGTGACGGTTTCTAACAGAGGGAGACAGATGACAGACTTTGAAAAGTCTCTACCAGGAGCACCGGTACAGGAGTACATCAACGTACGGGTCACCGACGTCGATGGGTCTGCTGCGTCCTTTGGTGAGGTCAAACTCATCCTGGTACGACACGAGCTCGAGGTCGACATGGACGGGCTCGCGGAAGCAGTGCGCGTGTGGCTCCTGGAGAACGTACCGGCGGCGGACACGTCCACCATCATCAAGACTACCGTTCACCGCGAGGAGAAGATCTACCCCGCATCGGAGTAATAGAAGGGACAAGAGGGAGCATGGACAAGGAGAAGGAAGTCAAGTGGCCGAACCAGGCACCAGTGGTTGAGGGTGTCAGGGAAGCCAACCAGGATCCCGCCGAGTTCGATGACGACGTCGAGCTGGAGGGCTGATGGGTACCAGGGCAGCCTTCATCGCCGAAGCCAGAAAGTCGCTCGGCACGGGAGAGACACCGCCAGGCTCGAACAGGAACTACATCGTCACCTGGTACAACAAGCACGTCGACCCCATCGGTCCGGGTGCCTGGTGCGACATGGCAGTCACCATGTGGGGTGCACTCTCAGGCAACGGTACGACCGTTGGTGAGTTCGCTTACACGGTCTGGCATGCAGAGTGGTACCACAAGCAGGGCCGGTTCGCCTTCGGCACAGCAGGCATCACTGCAGGCCAAACTGTGTTCTTCGACTGGAGGGGCTCCCGGAAGATCGACTACATCGATCACGTCGGAATCGTCGAGCGCGTCGAGGGCTCAGAGATCCACACCATCGAGGGCAACATCTCAGGTGGGTACTGCAAGAAGGTAGTCCGCGACAGTACATACATCGTCGGCTACGGCAAGAACAACTTCGCGATCGCTCCGCTCAAGGTGCCGTCCGGTTCTCCGATGCTGATCAGAGGCAGCATGGGTACCAGGGTGGAGGCTCTGCAGAAGTGCTTGAACAAGGTGCTCGGCTCGAAGTTGGCTACAGACGGTAACTTCGGTATCCTGACCACACTCACTCTCGAGGCCTTCCAGGACAAGTTCCACCTGGTCAAGGACGGCGAGTACGGTCCGAAGAGTGCCACAGCGATGGCCAAGGCATTGGCGGCGATCAAGTGACCGAGAACATCCTGCCCTACGAGGGCCGGAGTGCAGAGACAATGCACCTGATGTCTCTGTTCGAGTGGGGCCACCTTCCCCCGCATCTCCAGGAGGTCTCAAAGGCGTCGGCGGAACTGGCAGGCCAGATGGTCTCGAAGTTCTCTGACGGCTACGAGCTGTCGTTCGGTCTGCGACAGCTACTACTCGCCAAGGACGCTTTCGTCCGAGCTATGGTTGCGGAGCGAGACTCCTTTAACCGTGGCATGGTTGAGGAGCGTCAGAAGGGGACATCAACATGATGTCGTTCGGAAAGATCGCCAAGGCAATCGTCGCCATTGTGGGACTGGCTGCCACCACCATCAACGCCGCTGTCAGCGACGAAGAGATCACGAACTCGGAATGGATCGGGCTCGCGATCGCTCTCGTCGTCGCGTACGGGGTTTGGCAGACCCCCAACGCCAAGCAGCCAGTCAGCGGAGGAACCCTTCCCCCAGCTGCTCCACGAGGCCCTGACGGCTTCCTGTAGTAGCACACGAACGGCCAGCCTCCTGATTTGCACTCCGTTGCTCCCTCTGGTCAGGAGGCTGGCTTT